GCGGCTTCGAGTCCCGAGCCTGCTTCAATGCCTGCCGGCGCACCTGTGCCGGCTTCGACACCGGTGGCGGGGGTCGTCTTTTTTGGCGACGATCAGGTCTTCGGCGACGTCATCAACCAGTTCGGTATGGTGACGATGACTTCGCCAACTGAGCCGGCGGCGCTTCAGCCATTGCTCCAATCTGAGTTCAATGATTCTGGCGTGACGGTCGCCAATACTTCGTCAGGCGGAACGTCGTCATCGTTGCAAAACGAACTGGCCGGTATGGATGGCATGGGCCAAGGCGAACGCGCCCGAATGATCTCATCGGGCGCCAGGATCGCGGTCGAGGCGCACTCGATCAATGATTTCCTCGGCGGCGAAACGGTTGAGGAATATCAGGCCGATCTCATCACGTGGGTTGAGGATGCGCAGGCCAATGGCATTCAGCCTGTTTTGCAAGAGCCGTCGCCGGTCTGTGATGGATCCGATCCGCTTCAGCCAGAGTACGTCTCAGCCATTGATTCAGTCGGCCAGCAACTGAACGTGCCGGTGATCCCGATCTACAGCTATGTCCAGGGCCTCGCCAACTGGCAGTCGCATATGACGAACTGCGAGATTCCGGACGCGTATCTGGATGGCCTGGAGGCGAAGCAGGCGCAGGCAGTCATTGCACCGCTTGTCAAAACGATCATCGGGGGGAAGTCATGAAACGCACAACAAGAAACGTTGCTGGCCGCGGTCGCCGCTGGCGCGCAGCAGTCGCCATCACCATAGGTTGCGCCGCAACAAGCGCGCATGCCGAATCATGGTTCCAGTTCGAAGCCGGTATCGGCGTGGCAAAGTCCGCCGATTCTGGCGACAATGTCTGGATCCAGTACGCGATGCCTCACAAGGAGACGCTGACCACGCCCGCATGGATGGTCGGCATCACCGGCCAACCCCTGAGCCATCTCGCCTACCACGTCGATTTTGTCGACCTTGGCGAAGTCTCATCCAGCAGCCAGGCAGTCTACGACTTTGACTATGACGCGAATACCCACAAGGTGCTTCACTTTCCGGCTCCGGTCTCATCGCTTTCTGGATCGGGCCGCACGCTCGGCATCGCTCTCACGCTCGAGCCGAATTACACGTGGCACGACGTCCGGTTTGGCATCGAAGGTGGCCCATTCATCTTCCGGGGAACGTGGAACGTGTCAATCACGAACCCGGATGGGTCGATGAAACAACTGGACCACGCGCCACAGGTTCAGATCGGCTACGTGGCGGGTGCATCAATCGGCTATAAGGATATAAGCCTGTCGTACCGGTACTACAGTGACAAGGAAAAGTGGAACCCCAATCCAGGCCTCATCAAGCACACCAGCACGCTGATGGTCACTTACCGGCATAGCTTCTGGTGAAGAGTAGAATACGCGTTAGAGTATTCAGGAGAATCCGATGCAGAACACAAAGTTCATGCTGTCATTTATTGGGGTTTCAGCGGTCATCTTGCTTTTTCTGATCGCCGCCGCTTCCGGCATCCTTGCTGTCATTTTCGATTGGGTGTTTTAATTCCAAACGCCGCCACCCGCCGAGCTAAACCACCTCATCGGGTGGCGGCGCCACGAACACCCACTGACCATCTGACTCGGTAGCCCCCCAGTTGTCATTGGGTTGGGGCGCTACACTTGTGACGTCCACCCATACAAGTTCCGGATGAAACAGTGTGGCGATATCGGCATCTGTGGAAAATATCTCCATGACGATTCCTTTGTCAATACGCGCGTAGGTTTTCATTACGAATACTCCCAAATTTCCACATAGCCCTTGGACCCGAAGCCGCCAGCGAGTACGCCGCTTCCTGAGCCGCCAGCGGTTCCAGACCCGCCGCACCCTAGATTGCTTGCGGATGTTCCTCCCGTATTAAGCGGCACAATGCCTGTCGCTGGTCCTAACAAACTAGAGCTTCCGGCTCCTCCGTACATAAAAGTAGCACTCTGCGCCAAGGAGTATCCCTGGCTACCCCCGACGCACGCGAAGATGTTTGCCCCAACTGGCGCGCTGCTTGCCGAGCCGTTACTGTTGACATTGGGTGGCACCGTATTGTTTAGCATGCTTCCGCCCACACCTCCAGGCGCAGAGATCAAAGTTCCAACCGATGACGTTCCGCCATTTCCACCGGCGCTCCCGGCGGCTGCGATCCCCGCGGCTCCAATTGTTACGGCCTGGCTTGCCCCGATAGCCGCAGCCAAAAACCTTCCCTCGCCATAAGCACCAGAACCGCCGGGAGATCCTAGGCTCGCATTGCCTGAGGATGGTATGGTTATGCCAGCGCCAGCGCCGCCACCACCCTGCACTTTGATCACGACCGACGTCATGCCTGCTGTTGGCGTGTACGTACCAGACGCAGCGAAGGTTTGGACATTAATCAAACGCCCCGTCGCCTGCCCAAGCTGCATGGCATGCAGCGGCTTCGTGGCCGGATTGATCTGTTCCGCGCCGCCGGTCTGGCTATTCAGCACCAGCTCGCCGAGGCTTGCACTATAGAGCGCGGTGTACTGTGAGCCGGCGACGATCTCACCGCCCTGCAGTGCTCCGGCCACTCCTACGAGATTGACCGATCCTCCGCCGGCGTTGATCGTGCATGGACCGGTGTTGTTGTTTGCGGCCTTGAACGTGATTTCCTGCCCATCGGTGTAGGCAGTGAGAGCCGGCGTAAGCGAGAGCGCAATCTGGTTCGCCGTCGTGCTCGTATCGACTGCGTAGCCAGGGGAGCCCGTCTGCATCATCTGCAGCAGACTCGTGACCTGCGGCACGCCGGCCGGCACCGAGATGTTGCCGGACGTGACGGTGCTCTGGCCATTCGCAACCGTCACGACGGCAAGCGCAGTCCAGCCGCTGTCGACCGTCGGCGTGACTTGGGTGCCAGTGGTCGCGGCGGTACCGGCTTTGGCCTGAATGACGCAGACGCCCTGACGTTCAGTGGGCAGCGGGGCGCCCGAACCGCCCTGGCCGTTCAACGGGATCTGAGGATTCGCGCTGTTGAAGAACGGCAGCACGGCCGTCGTCGTGTCCTGATCCTGATACTGCGCTTCGATCAGGTAAGCGATGCTGAAGCCGCTCGTTGTCGGCGCAGGCGTTGAGATCGTCTGGGCCGCCATGTTGAGGCCCTGCTTCAGGATCATGTCGGTCGTGTCAGCCGGCAGAGAGCCCCAAGTCGTCGCATCGACGGCCGTCATGCTGTAGATTTCGCCGATCCCGACAAGCACATTCAGCGCGGCAGGGGAATTCGGCGTGACTGGAAGCCCGCGCACGACGGTGTTACCACCGAATGCGGCCTGCGAAAGCTTCGCTAGGCCGATCATCGTTGCGCGTTGCGCGAACAGGAAGTCGACGCTGCGGCCCTGTTCAGACGTGTAAACAATTGGTCTGTCCATTCTAAATTTCCTTAGAACTTCTATAATTTGGCTTTCGGCGATTCAGTGAGGAATTCGGAAATGATCGAAATACCGCTCACGCAGGGCAAATCCGCGCTTATCGATGACGAGGATTTCGAACTCGTCTCAAAGCACAAGTGGTATGCAGAGAAGTCAGGCGACGGACGCCGCTGGTACGCCGCGACATCGATCCGGACTGCTGACGGGAAAAAGACAACGATCAAGATGCACCGCTATATCAAGGGCATCACCGACCGGAGAATCGATTGCGATCACCGCGATCTGAACGGCCTGAATAACCAGAAGCTCAACCTACGTGTCTGTACCCGCGCGCAGAACATGCAAAACACGCCAGTCAAATCGAATAGCAGTAGCGGTCTTAAAGGGATCGTGCTGCATAAATCGAGTGGCCTATGGGGCGCCCGCATCCGAGTGAACGGGAAGGTCAAATCGCTCGGTTATTTCTACACTCCCGAAGGCGCGCACGCGGCGTACTGCAAAGCTGCTGCCGAACATCACGGCGAGTTCGCCCGTACTGCCTAGGGCGTGACTGGGTTGTCTTCGATGCGCATCCATACAACCGTTCCTGTCATCCGCGTCGATTCGACCGCGGCGATGATCGCGGCGTCCGTGATGGCAGTAAGCGGTGTCTCGGACCATGCTCCGTACGAGTCCCATGACCAGCGCCACGAATCCAGTTCGCCGAGCGATTGCGCGTTGGTGATGGGCCGGTAGGCCGTGACGAAGCTCTGGTAGGGCATGGGAGCGCCCCATTTGCCGACACCGGTATCCCAGTAGAAGCCCCCATCCCAGCCGCCTGAGTCCGTCGTATTGCTCGGCTCGAAGATGTCCGGCACTCGACCTGTGATGAGCGTCAGCACCGCCGACATGTTGGCCCGCGTCGGCCCCTTCACGAACAGATTCGCAAGGATGCGGGCGCGGAAAGGACCGTCCTGCTCGTTCGGCAGTCGCGGCAGCGTCGTGCCGAAGAAGTCATTCGAGATCAGGTCAAGGTAACCGTCAGTCGCCGTTGCGATGCGCGTCTGAAGCGTCGCGTAAGTGATCTGCGCATAGATCGTCGAGAGAGCCCACGCCGGCCCCTGCAGCGTCGCGTCGAAGTTCGGCGAGGACTGGAACCACGACTTCGGGATCTGCGCCTTCAGCCGCGCGAAAATATCAGCGATATCACCCTTCATGTGATGCTCACCGTGCCCGCGATAATCTGCTGCTGGGCAGATGCCACCAGGTCAGACGTACCACCGTTGATGGTCAGGCCGGTGACGGGCAGCGTGACACCGGACACACCCCAGATCACCGCATACAGTTGCGACCAGGACAGCGTGCCGCCCAGCGGGACCGCCGCAATGAAGTTTTCGATTGCCGTCGTCACCGCAGCTTCGACATTCGGCTGTGTGAAGCCAGCGGCGGCCGTCACACTCGCGGCAATGTTCGCCGTGAGATCCGTGGCCGCATAAACGGCGAATGTGATCGACAGCCCACGAATGGCATTGATCGCGGCGTACACCGTATCGTGCAACTGCGTCGTGAAAGGCGAGATCACGACGTAGAAGAAGCCCATCTGCGTGGCGCCACCCAACGTCTGGTTCTCGACGATCTCGAACTGGATGCCCTGCTGCAGGCCTTCGATTGCCGAGACGACCGCCGAGTAGATCGCTGCGCGCAGACCTTGGATATAGGCTGCGAAGCGCGTCATCACGGCTTCATCGGTCTCTTGGTTGACGCCATTCGCGAACGAATTTGGATTCGTCACCGTGTCGACGCCAACGATGGCAGTCGAGATGGTCGTGATCGATCCCGCCGCGACGTTGGTCTGCACACCGGTGTTCGTCGCCTGGACCGTCGCCTGTCCACTCGTGACGCCGGCCGGAATTATGTAGGCGTTCGCCGCGACGTTGAAGTAGGTCTGCGTCGGGTCCGGGATGACCTGAAACGGCTGCGTCCCGTCGGCGGTTTGCGCCATCGCGCCGCCCGAATACGTTACAACGCCCGTGGAACTGATCGAGGGCGTGCCAGCCGGAATCGTCGTCGCGTTAGTCGGCGTAAAGCGTGAGAACAGCACTTGTCCGATCGAGCCGACTGCCTGCTCGCGCGGCGGACACCCGAAATCGGCGATGAACGTGTCGACGTCCTCGCCTTCCGACGTCGACAGGCGCGTCACGTTGAGCAGCGTCATGATCAGCGACTGCAGCCACATCGCCACGCCAGCCGTCGCCTCGACGCGGGCCAACTCAAGCGAGCCCACAACGAATGTCAGAAAGACCGCGATAGCACTGGGAATGGCCGCCACCGCCGACTGGATCGCCGCGACCTGCTGCTGGACGATTGTCGTGAAGCTTTGCTGGTTAAGAGCCATATGCCGGGACGTTGAAGTTCAGGGTCTGCGGAACGCCGGTGGGCGCGTAGATATAGTTGATCGCCACGCTGAGGAGGCCGGTCGCGTCGTTCTGGTAGGTGAAGGTCGGAGGGGGCTGCTTCTGCACATCGGCCTCAAGCGCCAGGACGCTGTTGATCAGCGACTTGATCAGCGCGAACTCTTCGACCGACAACGCATGGCCGACGAAGCGGCCGAGGCCAGCGCCGTAGGTCGGATGCCAGATGTATGTACCTGGTGGCGTCAGCAGCGCGCGCACAATACGCTGGTTCAGTTCCGTCACGCCGGTGGCAAGCAAATCGTCCCCTGAGGCCGAGAACTGTGTGTCTTGGCCCCACCAGTGAAATTCATCGGGCATCGTCTACTCTCAGGTCGGCGGGCTGGTCTGACTGCCGGCGCCGTGTTCGAGGTGGGTGTGGTTGTGCACGCTCTTGCCCTGCGCTGTCAGGTCGTTGTTGACCGTGACAGGGCCGTTGAGGGTCGCGTTGCCGCCCTGCGGGCCGGTTCCCTGCGTGACCTGACCGTCCAGTTCGATCGCGGGCGCAGACACGGTGGCTTCCGTGCCCGCGGTCAGACCGATCGTTTGGGTGGCCTGCATCACGATCGTCTGGGCCGAGAAATTCATCCCGGTGGCCGCGTTGAAAGTCATGGTTCCGTCGTTGTTCAGCTTGACGTAGGAACCCTTACTGTCGACGATCGCCGCTTGCCCCGATTGGACGACCGGGGGGCGCGCTGAATTGTTGAAGAAGCGTCCACCTACGACAGTCGCCTCGACCCGGCCATCCATGAAATCGAGCCGCACGGAATCGCCGATACCAGGCCCGAACACCGCACCGAAGTTGTTGCCGACCCAAGGGGCCGCGAGCGGAATGAAGCCCGTCTCGTCGGTGAGATTCGGCAGAATCAGCACCTTGACCGTGTAGTCGTTCGGGTTGTACGCGCTGATCTGGCCGTACTTCGTGAAACTGAAGTTGCCCATGAACTCGGACACGACACGCTTGATGTGTTCGATCATGAGAGCGTCACCGTCTGCGCATCCGTTACCGTCTTGCCGTGGACCGATACCTCAAACCGCGGCGGATCGACCTGAAACCTGCGCCGGATGCGCGCCGCTTCATAGGTCGTATCGAACGGGGTTCCGGTTCCTTGCACGATGACCGGCGTCCACGGATAGATGATCGTGTCGCCGGGTAGCGTCGCCGACATCTTCAGTTCGTGCTTGCTGATCTGGTCGAGCAACTGCTGCGCCTTCGCATCGCACTGCGCCTGCGTCAGCCCGGTGAACGTGAAGTCGTACTGCTGCAGCGTCTGCGCGAGCTCAGCATCGCGCTCAACGCGTTTCGCGGTCTTGCTGGCAGTGGCGACGGACGTGTAGACGGCGTTTTTCGCGCCGTGATAACTCCGCACCCGCACCGACACGTCCTGCGCGAGCGTGAGGTCGTGTTCGAACTCGAGGCTCGTCGCATTGGACGTCGGGTAGGGTCTTTCCGTCGTCGGCGGGTCGTACTGGACCAGGTATGGTTGATTCGATACCGCGCTGCCGAATGCCCCGAAATACAGCGTGCGGCCCAGCACGAAGCATTGCACCCCCTCGTGCTGCGCCAGATAGGTCAGCACGGACCACATGGGCTGCTGCCGGTGCAGGCTGACGTGATCGAGCGTGAAGAAATGCCCGACAAGATCCGTTGTTGCCTGTACATTCGGCGTTAATCCGACCTGCTGCGCCAGGAAGGTAGCTATCTGGCTCGCCGTCTGGTTCTGGAACTTGATATCGATCTTCTTATCCGTCAGCAACGCGGTCAGATCGCGGCCCGACAGGGTGAATCCGAGTGTCGCGGCGTTGAGGCGGATCGAATCGATGCGGAAGGTCTGCAGTAACGTCAGATCCGCGGCTGAATAGTTCTGCGGATCCTTCGGGAAGCCCACATAAACATCCACCAGGATCTCGGTCTGTTGAGTCCACCATGCCCAATCCGAAAAAACTGCGGGCACCTCGATGCGGATGGTACCGGCCTCGTTGATACCGTTGTGCTCGCCATCCCAACTGGTCCAGTCGATCACCTTTGAGCCCACCTGCAGGATCGCCCGCGGTGAAACGAGCGCGCCTGTGGTGGGAAGGGTATTGATCATGCTGGAATGGTCAAGGTATTGATGCCGGTGAGTACCGGGTCACCGCCAAGTTGAGGATTGGCGGCCAGAATGTCCGTGAAACGGCCGGCATCGCCATATTGCTGCGAGGCAATCGTGTAGAGATCACCACCACCGACGGTAATGGTCTTCGAGCTGGTCGGCGTTGAAACGAGCGGGAGATTCACCTGCATGCGCGCACAGATGCTGCGCAGTTCGTACAGTTCGGGCAGTTGTACGGCCGCATTAGCTTGCGCGAGCGCGCTGAAAATCACCGTGTTCGCAGGCAGACCAGGCAATACACCCGAGCCGCTCGCCATCGCACCTTCCGCGTTCGCGATCAGCGATTGCACGTGCGACGCCACCGCGGCAAGGGGCGCCGTCACCGATGCTACGGTGCTCGCCACGGTGTTGAGCACCTGGTCGGCGCAGTTGGCAATGCCGGAAACGAACGAGGTCACCGCCTTCAGGCCATTCGCGATCGGCTGCACAGCGGCAGTCACGGCGCTCATAGCGCTTTGCAGATCACCCGCCAGTCCGTTCAGCGTCGAATCGCCGATACAGTTTGACAGCGTGCCCATGCGCGCCATATCGGTTGCCAATGACTGCGCTGGCGTGACGGCCGGAACCGAATCAATGGTTGCCGTTTGATCCTCGATGACCTCGAAACTGATCGAGTAGGGGATCTTGAACGGCTTCTCGTAGTCGGCATGGAAGTCATGCACGACCACCTGATAGCGCAGCGCATCCCATGACAGGGTGCATTGCAGGCCCTCCCGGCGAACCGAGTCCAGAAAGCGGGCGCGCGACAATGCCGAGGTGTACAGGAACCACCCAGACCACGACAGCGGTTCGTCGTCGGCTCCCATCGCATTGATGCGGCGCCGGCCGCCGATCATCTTCTGGATGTCGAGCAGTTGCGCGCCACCGAACCGGATCTTTTCCGGCACTTCCGCATCGGTAAAGACGAAAGACCCGTTCGGCGTGTCCAGTGTGAGGGTCGCAAAGGTCATCAGTACATCCCCATCCCTGGACTGTACGGCGCAGCCTCAGGATTGAAGCCGGTCGGCCCGGTGCCCTTCGGCGGAATCAGCTTCGTCGCGATCTCGTGACTGTCGACGTAGAAATGGTTGTGAATGGCGTCACCGAGTTTGCCCCACGGCGAAACCGGTTTTGTCACGTTGTTGCCGAATCCGGGCACACCGCCGGCGGCACCCTGAAAGAAGGTGTTCTGCTGGTCTGGTGTCATCTTCGACGCCACGGAATCCATCGCGCGCTGGATCATGTAACCGATACCGCCAGCGATGATGGCGCCCACTGCAACCACGCCACCTGCAGAGGCCAGCGCAGCAACGCCAATCTCTTCACCAGTCATTGCGGTAGCTGCGCGGGCGAGTAGGGAGCCCGCGCCCCCAGCCAGATATTTGGTCAGCCCGACTGCGGCTTTCTCCATCATCCCGGCCGCGCCCTTTGCGCCACTCCATGCACCCATACCGGCGATGGCCGTACCGAAGAGCAGGCCAACGTCGAGCCCCGCACCCAGTACCGGGTGATCCTTCGTGAATCCGGCGGTACCGGAAAAGAACGAATTGGCCGCGCTCAGCGCTGAATTGACCGGACCCATCAGCGTTGCAGTGCCGTTCATCAATGTAATGTTGGCGTTGGCAATGGTCTGATCTGCGAGGCCCACCGTGCTGACCTGACTCATCATCCGGCCAACGTCCATCGGCGGCTGTGACTGGTTCTTCAGGTCGCCCAATGCATGCAGGTTCGATAGCGTCGAGTCTTCGCTGAAGAATGACGCTCCTCGAGCCCCCTGCACACCGAAAGCCATCCGGAGCAGGGCATTGAACTTGAGCGGCTCCATCTTTTCGCGATCGGCCGCAAGGATGGACACCTCTTTCATGAGGTCCATGCTGCCGTTCGCGTAGAACTGCGACTGGTTGCCCTTGTATAGGCCTAGATCCTGCAATGCCGTGTTCTGCTTTGCGTTTGAAAACAGGCCACTACCCAACGTATTCGGCAACGCGTTGGCGGCCATGGCGTTAAGCCACGTGCCCGACTTCGTGTTCATGATGCCGCCCTGCATCATCGTGGCGATGAGCAGCATCACATCGCTGGAATTCGCACCGGCAGCGTGCAGCGAAGGCAATGCATAGCTAGCAGCGCGCCCGATCTGGCCAAGCGACGCGTGCGACGTGAGCGATGCCTGGAGCATCGACTCGTAAAGAGGTTGGGCTGCTTCTGGCGAATAGGCGCCGGCCATGTGCGACAAGCCAATGAATGCCTGTGTCGCCTCAGGCATTGATACGCCTTTCAGCTTGGACTCGAGCGCGATATACGGCATCGCGAAGTCCATCATCTGCTTCTGCTGCCCCGCGGACAGCGTTCGCATCAGGCGCGAACCTTCCAGCATCGAGTCGCCGAACGGTTCAATGTGACCGCCCGTAGCCCATGCGTACTTGCTCGCGTATTCCATCTCGCGAGCGCGCAAGTTCTCGATGTTCGGCTGCCACTGGTCGAACGGTACCTGTGCTGTGGCGACCGATTTAACGTTCGCATCAGCCAGGCGGGCGTTTTCGTACACGCCATAGAGCATGCCGGCACCTGCTACGCCGGCAGCCGTCGCACCGCGACCAGAAGACGTCGAGCGGTCGTCATCGGATGCGGAACCACCGCCGCCACCGCCGGGCACCCGTCCACCAGGCGTGCGCATGCCATTGGCTTCAGCTCGCGCCGCCGCCATGTTACGGGCGAGATCCCCGCTGCTGGCCGCCATGGTGTCGAGCACGTAGCTCGCGCGCGTGAGACTCCCGGCGCTGTCGCCAAGGGCGGTTGCAGCCGTCGCGGCCTTCTCGAAGTTGCGGGCCATTCCGGCGCCGGCAGTCGATGCTTTGCGTGCACTCTCGACGAACGCGAGCATTGAGGCATTTGCCTTGTCCGCCCATTCGACGATCAGCATCAGCCGGTTGCTGACATTGTCCTCAAGTGTGGCGGTGACGCCGATGGCATATGCGTTAATCATTTCCTGCCCGCAAGGGTATCTTCGACGGCCTGTCCGACCAGATTCACGACGTTTTCGGTGTTGCGATACATCGCTGTTGCCAGCACCGGGCGAGGTGGGATGCCCTCAGGCGTTCCTTCTTCCTGCCACACCATGACCTCGGCTTCACTGCCTACCGCGAACGCGCGAGGCTCCGCCTCATGCTCAACGCTTTCCCGAAGACCGCCTTTCACTAGCAGCGGGGTGTTATATCCGGCATCGTCAGCCGCTTCGCCGTCGACGATTGCCTGCAAATGCTGCTGCTTGGTCGCATCCTTCAGTTCGGCCCACGGGGTGAGCTCTCCCATGTCCTCGCGCTGGTAGTGGCCGAACTCTTCCTTGGCCGTCGCCTCGACGAGGATCGCGCCCGTCTCCATGGCAGCCGCGTAGGCCAGATCGAGTTCAGCCGCCGCGCGCTCCATCGCCCGGGCGAAAGCGCCGAATGACTTGTATGTCTTCATTTCGGCTTCTTCCACTCCATGCTTGACCACGACCACTCGGCGCCTTGGATTTCGCCCGCGGCAATGCAGAATCCAAGCAATTCAGCGGGCTGGAGTCGTGTCGCGACATCCCACGGGACACCGGCTTTCGTAAGCATCAGCACCTTACGCACGCCAGGGTCCCGGCTTATTTTTTTGCGGCTTCGCGGTCTTCCTTGTCATCGAATAGCTTGATGCCCTTCGTGAGCGCGGCGAGACCCTTATGACCGAGCCGCCCGATCAGCGCCTTGACCTGCAGCAAGGTCGTGGGCAGATGCACGGGGGTCTCATCGATCGCGCTCAGGTAGATGAGCGGCAGGCACATATTGACGAAGCGGGTGTTCTCCGCCGCCTCATTGCCGATGGCCAGCACGAGTTCGTACTGCGCAAGCGGGCCCGGATAGGTCAGTGTCAATTTGCGGCCATCGGCCACGTCGACGACTGCCGTATCGCCATTGAGCACCGGTGCGGTGCCGCTGGTTTCTGTAACGTTCAGTTCGGTCATAGGTTCAGTTCAACTGGATGCGGGTGGACGCGAGGAACGAGACGCGCTGGATCACGTTCTTTTCGGCTTCGGCGTCGCCAGCGTCGTCGAAGTAGAGGATCACACCCTGAAGCTGGAAGGTGCTCGGCGGTCCGCTGATTTCGGTGATGGTTTCCTGGATGAAGCCAGCCGGCTGGACGATGCCTGCGTAGTAGTTCGCCTCGAAGTTGGCGAAGTACGTATCGAGCGTCGCGTCAGCGCGCGAGACTTCGAACGAGCCTTCCCAGCCACCCTCCTGGAACGAGAGGTGGATCGGCAGCGTGTTGAGCGGCTTCACCGTCAACTTGTTGGTGATCTTCCGCTTCTTGAAATTCAGCAGCGTCGGCAGAGTGAGCAGGCCGGCCGACGTATAGACATCGAAGCGGTAGTCACTGCCTATATTCAGGCCTGATTGCGGCATGGCTTACTCCAGATGAAAAAGCCACCCGAAGGTGGCTAGATATTCCAATGAATGGGTTACTGCGGCGTTACGGTGACGGTCTGTCCGCCCTCGATATTCACGAGGAAGTACCGCACGATCGAGAGATACGTAACCATGACGGTCGCGACCATGTAACCCAGCGCAACCTGACTGATCGGGTTGTTCGCCGCGTTGATCTGCACCGACCACCCGGGCTGCGTCGGCGCATTAACGTTGCCGATCATGTTGTTCGCCTGCAGGTTGGCGAAGAACGCATCCATCGCGCCCTTCACGTTGCGCCGCAGGTTGATCGTCTGGACCTTTCCCGGCACGTAGCCGAACGCACTCGCGATCGTGAATGCGATGTAGTTCGTCATCCGCGTGTAGTTGTCGCCGTTCGTCGCGCTGTTGCTGCTCGCGTTGCGACCGGTGCGGCATGCGAAGATCGCGCCGGCCGGAGCCGGGTTGGTGATCACTTCGAGGCGGGAGGTGGCCGCGAGCGCGATTTCCGCATCGCTGTACGGCTGGTTCTGCTGGCTGCGCTGGGTCGCGAGGATGCCGCTGATCGGCGCATTCAGCACAGACTGCTCGGGACTCGTCGAGGCCTGTTGCGCCGAAGAGAACGTGGCGGGCGACACCAGACGGTTCACGCCATTGACGGTGTCCTGCCAGAACGTCCAGTCGCCCACCAGACACGCGAAACCATACCCATCGACACCGGCGCTCGAGAGATTGGCGGCGCTCGTCGTAATGCTGGTACCCACCGGGTTCGCGCTGTGGAAATAGATGCCTTCCTGCAGTCCGAATGCGAGCTGGAGCGTCCAGGTGCTCGGTGTCTGGCAGTCAATCAGGTTGCCGACCTGCGCACCCGCCTTGCGAAGCGCATACATACCGGAACGTGTCAGGCCATCTGCGCCCACCATCGTGATATCGGTCACGCCCGCCGTGCCATCGGTACCGCCGGCCAGCGTGTAGGTGTTCGTGAGGTTCGGCGCGTTGGCGGAAGTGCCCAGCGTGGCGATGCAGTTCTGCGACGGGCCACGAAGCCCGGTCTGGCCGTTGTTCACGGCGTTGACCATATTCAGCCAGACGCTGGTCACCAGACTGATCGTGCCGCCGGTGCCGCCGCCGCCCGTGAGTGTGGCGGTGGCCGACGTGTAGCCTGCGCCGGAGATGCCGGGCGTGAAGGCGCCAAGGCCCCACACCATGTTGACCAGCGCACCAGTGCCGACACCAGAGGTCGAGGCGGGCGCGACCGCAGCGGTCGGCGCCGTGCCGCCAGTGAGCGCGCCGGCGTTCGTGACGGTTAGCGACGTGATGACGCCAGCCGTAGCGGTGACCGTCAGGATGACGCCGTTGGCCATCGTGATGGTGTCACCGGTCACATAACCCGTACCGCCGATCGCCCCGCCGCCGGTGACGTTGGCCGACAGCACCTTCAGGCTAATCGTGCCCGTCGCCTGCACGCCATTGGCGGCCTGCGGCGCCGAGATAGCCAGTCCGGGAACAGATGTAAATCCGGTGCCCGGGGTGACCGTGCCGCTGGCGACGCCCTGCGAGAGGTTGTCGAATACTTCCGGCGTGAAGCCGTTACGCTGGATCGACAGCTTGTAGGTGTTCGCCGCGGTGCCCGCAACGATTGAGCATGTGATGCCGTTGCCGACGATGCCGGTGTACAGACCCGTCAGCGTCATGCCCGTGACCGGCGAGCCGAGCGTGTCTTTCAGTGCCGCGCTGGCAGCGGTATCCGTACCATCCGTGACGCGCACGAGGACGTAATTCTGGACACCGTTCACATCGCCGATGGCGACGGCGCTCGCGATGTCGCGCGGGCGGTTGGTGACTGGTCCGATGAGTGTCTGGGCCTGCGCGCTGTTGCCAACGCCCATCATGGCCGAGTTGACCGGACCCCACGAACCGACACCAACGAGGCCGAGGCCATCCGTTGGCACGCCGTTGATATACGCGATACTCGGCGGCTGGATGATGACGTACAGGTCGGGGGCCTGCAGCGCGGTGACGTTCAAACTGCCAGCTTGAAAGACGGGCATCGTTTACTCCGGGCGTAAAAAAACCCGCTCGAAGCGGGTCCAGAAATGAAAAAACCGCCCGGAGGCGGTCTATTTGACGAGGGTGGGGCGGTTCAGTGAGGCATGAGCAGGCGCGGCGGGATCTTCACGTTCGGCTTGTGTCCGTCGATGAACCAGACCTGAATCTGCCAGGCCTGCCGGGTCCAGTCCACGCCGAACTGCTCACGCATGATCTCGATGAAGGCTTTCTTGATGCGCACACAGACAGGCGGGGTTGCTTCCTGCCCGACGAAGCGTTGGACCGCCAACTTGAGCGCCATTCCGGCCGCACGGCTGCGATCGATACTCATCCGATCACCTTGTGCACGAAATTGGCGTTCTCGCCAGCCAGCACCGCGGTGATTTCATCCTGATCGCGGATCGCGTCGCCCTTGCGATAGTTGCCGAATGCGTGCCGCACGACGAGGTAGTAGCCGAGTGTATTCGTTGCCATGTAAGCCTCAGATGTTCGTGGTATTGGGCGAGCCGTTCACCGGCGTCGTCGTCACACCGAAATTCGTGACGGTGTTGGTAGTTGTCGGCGCCATCGTGGCGTACTCGACTTCGTACAGCAGGTTGCGGCGGTAGATCTGCGATTTCTCGCTGGCGTCAAGATCAGTAACGCCTCGATACAGCAACCTCGCCCACGTGTTGTCAGGCATAACGATGCGAGGCTGTTGCTTGAACGAAAGCTCAAGTACGCGCCCGATGGCATCGCGCAGCGACTCGGTTGGACCCCAGATCGCCAACATAAAGACCTGTGCTTGGCGCCCGATTTCCTGCTGAACCGTGACTGGCACGGAAATGTCAGTTTCGATACTGAATGCGCCGTTAATCGTGACCACGTAGCCGCTTACCGACGCGCCAGGGATCAATGCGGCCAGTGCGGCAGCAATCGTGTTGACGGTGTCTGTTGCCTTGACCGCATAGCCGTACGGCTGGTAATTCACCGTCAGGGTGGGCGCTTCGCCCGCATTGATCGAGCCGCCGACTGTCACGCGGTTGCCCGCTACAGCCAGCGTCAGTTTCGGAGCCGGGATGGCGTTCTCAGCATCATCGTCACCCAGAAACCGGGTGGTGTTTTTCCCCATGCCCGGCATCTGGTAGATGCTGACCATGGCATTACTGCCAGCCACGATCGCTTTCAACTGTTGCGGTACCGGCCAGCCAGAGCGCACCACGACCGTTATACCAACCGCGCTTGCCTGACCCACTCCATTGGGATACATGGCGGCGCCAACGAGGCTGCCGAGGGTGTTCCGTACATCGGAAATGTCAGCCATTACGGCTCCAGACGTTCGACCAGAAGCGCATATCCTAGCGAATTCCAGTACGGGCCGGTGACCTGATAGCGCTGGCCGAGGTCATCGGTGACGATGTCATTGGTCTGGATCAGGCCGAGTTGCGCGGCGCCCAGCGGGATGAGGACCGTCCAGAGAGTCTTGCCGGCATCTGCCGGCAGGTTTGCATCTGGCTTGCCACTTGTCTTTTTCAACTGGATCGACGCAGGCAGATCGCTCGCCACAGCCGTTTCGTCAGCCGGCTCGACCCCGCTGTAGTCCGACGTGTAGCCGGGCGTGACGTCCGAGGTCGGTCGCGTGATCGCAATCGTGCGCGGATATATGAAGCTCATGTGAACATCCGCGCCCGATATGGCCCAAGCATCGCCTTGACGTCTTCGCCGAACAGGCTCGCGGTGAACTGTTCGATCTTCGTGTCGCCAGCCTGATACATCCGCACATTGCCCAGCGGCGGCAGTGATGCGAGCGACGTGATCACCTGGGCGCATGCCATCTTGACTTGCGAGGGCAGGTTCGAATACTGGAACCCGGCCACGTAGCGCGCCTTGATCTCGCTATAGTAGGCCAGCATGATGCCTGCCGGTACCCACACCTGGCCGGTCTCGGCCTCGATGCCGGCCGACGTATTCGCCGGCCACACTTCCCATGCTGGCGGGCCGCCGAACTTCATCAGCGACGCCAACAGGTTGAAGTTGTCCGTGTTGTAGCTGGCCTGATCGCCGCGGCGTCCATAGCCATACCGACCGGTGCCGCCGACGATGCGTGCAACCGGAATCTTCGCGAGCGAGATCTCGCTGCGGTTCTTCGGCAGATAGCGCTTCTCAGTGATCAGCAAGCCGGTTTCCATGACACAACCTTCAGCGTGTGCATACATGACGCCGTTCGGCACATTGGCCGCGGTCGTTCCGAGCGTGAGTTGCTGCCCGCTGATGTTGGTGATCTGTACGGCCTCGACCAGCGACGGATTGGCAACCCGGTCGAGCACCACGCAATCTCCAACCTGAAGCATGGCGGTCGGGCCGGTAACGTTCACCACAACGCCGTTGCCCGGACCGAACGCTGCCTGCGCCGTGAACGCCAGTTCAGGGCTGAGAGCGGACATGAAGCACGGCTGACCGGTTGCATCCGGCGTGTAAATCAGTCCCTCAGGCCGGCGCAGGTATCCGTCGATCAACTCGCTGGCCTGCGTGACCTGCGCTGCCGTCGTGCTGGCAGGCAGACCATAGGCAGCATAGTCTGCCGACTGGATATAGGCGCTGGGCATGGATCAGATCGAATAGAGGACAACACCGACGGCAGCGGCAGTGGCTGTTTTCACGAAGCGGAAGATGCCCGGATAAGCCATCACCAGCGCGGGAACCGTATTGCTCAGTTGCGGCGCGATAGCGGCAGGAACGGCCTGCCAGTTGCCCGATGCATCGAGCACCTGCATCGTGACAGTTTCGGATGTGCCGAGACCGCCAGCGACGACGGTGAACGGACCATCGGAAACGGTGCGCTGGATCGCCGCGGAATTAGCTGCGCCTGTCTGGGCGGCAACAACGATTTGTGCGGCTACGCTCATGTGACACCTTGCGGAAGGATCAACGGCGACCGCTGGGCGATGCGTCGGTCGAGCATGTACTGCCCGAGCTGCTCATCGACAGTCGCCTCGCCGTTGATAAACGGAATGGAGAACATCTTCGGCTTGCCCTGTTCATCCATGAATTCGGACACAGGGAACTCATTGCCCGGCTGGACGAATGTCGTCTGTTTGCCGCGCGCGCCAGGTAGATAAACCTTCATTCAGCCCCTCAAAACATAAAGGGCCGCCCGAAGGCAGCCCTTATCACTTGATTCCGACCGGATTACGGACGGTTCACGCAGATCGTCGCGTGCGCATACGAAGCGCCCTTGAAGATCACGGTATCGAACTTCACGCCCACGAACTGGCCAGCCAGGTTGCCAACCAGACCGAGCTGGAACAGACGCGGGTTCGGGTTGTATTCCTTGCCCGAGATCACGGGAATCTCCACTTCCGACTCCATGAGGATGGAGATGTAGTAGTTCTTCCCGCTTGCCGGCGTGCTGAACCCGTACTTGCCGGTGGTGTCCGTCGGCATGAACGGATCGCCGACGATCGGCAGTTTGCCGACTTGCGTCGAGATCGCTGCCACCGACACGCCCGCAACCACTTCCATCGAATCCAGCGTGATGCGCGTTGCCTTGGCTTCCTGGTCGATGTAGTCGGCCATGATCGGATTCATGTAGATCGCCGTCGGGCGAACTACATACGTGGCGTTTGCCGCCATCGTCGCGACAGCCGTCTTGATCGCGTCAATGATCGAGGCGCCCAGCGCGCAGTTGAATTGCTGCGAGACTTGTGCGAGACCGCCCATCCATTGCAGCGTGGTCGGCGCCGACATGCTCGTGTCGGTTCCGGCCCAGAACATCGACGCGCGCAACAGCTCGATCGCGCTGATGACGTCGTCGACGTCCTTTGCGACCACCGATGCGAACTGACCTTGCTGCTCGGTCACGTCCTTGTCGAACAGCGACAGGTTCGATTGAGCGGTCATCGCCTTGATGAACGCAGGGCGTTCGAGGCGGGTCGGGCCCGTTGCGGTAGCCGCGAGGTTCCGCGGATCGACGGCGGCCGCCTGCGCGAGCGCGGTCTGTTCGAAGTAGCGGTGCGGGTGACCAGTCGCGGGACGCTGCTCGATACGCTGCAGCGGAATGGACGAACGACGCAAGACATCCATGATCTCGCGGTCGAATTCGGGCACTTCGATTGCGCCGGTACCGAGGAAGTCGGCCGCCGCATCGAGGCTCAAGAGTTTGGCATCAACACCCATGTTCTTGCTCCAGAAATGAAAAAACCCGCCAGCGGCGGGTCTTGGGTGATTCGGGGAATGTGCTTAGCGGGTGCCGACTTCCATCAGGCCGTCGTTGCGGAGCTTCAACTTCATCTCCATCGCCTTCTGCCCGTGAATGTTGCCTGCATCGAGGATCGCGTTGACCTGGGTCGTCGACAGCTTGCCGTCCTTAACATCCGCTTCGACGATATTGGCCTTCGCCAGCAATGTCTGGATGTTCGCGGGCAGCGTGGCGCGCTCCGCGGGCTTGGCGGCAACGAACGCAGCAGCCTTTAGGTCGGTCAGCTTCGTATCCGCTGCGGCAAGTTCGGCCTTCAGGGGAGCCACGGCCTTTTCAACGGCAGCAGCGATCGCTTCATCATTCTTCTTCGAAGCGTCAGCGGCAGCGTTCGGCGATGCGTCGAAATAGCTGTGATCGTTGTAGATGTGCGGCACCTTGCCGGTCGCGGCTTCCACCGCCATGTGACGGCCGATCTTGCGCAGCGCAGCAGCATGCCCCATCGTCGGGTGCGAGCCCACGCCAGCGGCATCCATTGCATCGGCGCAAGCCATGCACGCTTCCACGTGCGGCTTGACCTGATCGATGATCGGGCCACCAAGCGATGCGCCCGAGGCTTCGATCTTCGTGACTTTCTCGGCCAGCGCTGCAACAGCGTCGTTCAGCGGCTTGTTGGCTTCGGCCAAAATGGCCAGCATTTCTTCCTTGGTCATTTCGAATTCCTGTTCGGCCTTGGCGGCCAGTGATGTGGTCCGATAGGCGGCCAGCTCCTTATAGAGCACGGCGGCACCCGTGAACACGCAGTAGTCAATCACCCACGGATCGGCGTCGAGGTCCCGGATGCGGGCGTCGAGTTCGTAACTGAACCCGAGCGCGCCCTTTTCGGCCTTGATCTGCTGACACTCGTCAGGGAAGTCTCTTGCGTAGAAAAAACCTTCAATCTCGACCGCATCTCCGACGATGGTCGCGCCAGTGATGAGGCCAATCTTTCGTTTGCGGTCATGGCCGCCGAAGCCGGGCTGATAGTCGACAGCCATTCCGAGCAGACTCGGTAGTGCGGCTTCTGCAACAGCCTTCGGCAAGATCGTCCGTTTGCCGGTCGATCCTTCCGGAGGCGCGTCGCTTGGCTGATCGATGCGCGTGAGCACGCCAGAGAACGGCATGCGGTTCGGGTGATCGGCGACTGTCGGAACATCAAGCGCCATTGCCTCGAAAGACATGGATGCCGTGACATGCCAGTCAGCGGTGTCGATACCCAGTTCCTTCGCGCGGCGCCGGATGTTCGCGCGGGCCTCAGACCTTTCGTCGTCGGAGAGATCCTTGGTGCGATCCACCACATCCCACGCAAGGCGAGTATGCGTCGCATCGTTGATCGGCAATTTGCGCTTGCCAGGCACGGCGAAGCGCTCGGCCGGCAAAGCATCGCGGGCCGCTTTGTCGAGATTCGACATGCGAAGTCCTTAGAGAAGCGCCTTGACCGCGCCGACAGCACCATCGAGATCGACAGCAGCGAGTTTGCCGCGCGCCGTATAGAGCGCGAACAATGCACCTTCGAGACTCGCGTGCAATGCCTGATCGCCAGCCTTCAGGGCCTCACGCGATGCGATCGTCAATTGCTCGACGGCGCCGACAGCAGGCTCATAGCCGCCTTCAGATACTTCTACTGCGCGCGCGGCACGCTGCTCTTTCGTCAACCCGGCCATGATCAGGCGAGGGTGGACGCGAGGGTGGTCAGCGTCGTCTTGTTCGTGCCAGCCGGCAGAACGCTGATCAGGTAGTTGACGTTCTTGATGATCTCCTGCAGGTCGCAGAGCATCGCGGACTGCATACCAGCGAGGTCAACGACGGATGGCAGCGTCTGTGCAGCGGCGGTTTCAGCGGGCAGCCAAGCGATAGCGGCGAGGGGAGTAGCAGCGGCCATTTACGGCTCCTGTATCAGTAAAGGTGAGGGGAGTTACGCGATGACCGTCACGTCGATCGTGCCGGCAGCGAGGGTGATGCTGGTTTGCGGAGGCGTCAGCGTGACCGTGAAGCCGGTGCTGCTCTTGCCGCTGACACTGCAATCGCACGCCTGACTGGCGGAAACCTGCACGCTGTAGTTCGCGGGCAGACGCAGGCCAGTAAATGTCTTGGTGACCGTGGCACCGGCACTCCCGCCCGCAGCAGTGGCAACATTCGGCAGATTGCCGATGACGATGCGATCCTGAAGCGCGAGTTGAAACCCCGTCGGCGATTCGACGGTATGTACGTCTTGACCCATGGAATGCTCCTGTCGGGCGAACGCCCAGAGATTGGTACTGCGGGGAAACGGGCGTTCGGCCCTATTCGTTGTTCACGATGCGCGGCGAGATCTGCTTCGCACCTTGCGCACCCTTCGTCGCGATCTCCATTTCGGCGAACGTCATGTCGCCCCATGGGTTGTCCATCGGTGGCCGACCACGTGAGATCCGGTATTCGTTTGGAATGATCGCGTTGTTCTTGTATTCGGTTTCATAGACCTTGGCGAGGTTGAGCTCGTCGTCGCGGTCCAGGCCCTTGAAGTGAAACTCAAGCTGGCTGAAACCGAGCTTTGCCTCGATCGCCTCGCGCGTCAGGTAAGAAGCGAAGTTGGTCGCGGCAGGGATGATTGCACCATCCCAGTCGCGATCGTCGGCGACCTCAGATGTATTGCGATTGACGTCGGCCTCGACACCCAGGTTCTGCGGGCTCAGCTCGAACGACGTCGCGATCTCGCGCAGCAGGAATTCCTGATACTTCAGGTAGAGAGCATCGTCGGTCGCGCCGCGCAGCTTGTGGACCTTCAGTTCTTCGCCGCCGAGCAGCGGTGTTTGCCCCTGGCCGTCAACGTCGTTACGCCACCAGTCACGGAAGGAATCGAGCGTGTTCCGGTCCATCCCGATGAACTGGACCAGGTTCTCGGGCTGCCCGTTGCTCGCCACATTGCCGGCGTATTCGCCGGTGCCGAGCTGGCGATTGATCGAATTGAATGCGACCTCAAGGCATCCGTAACCGAACGGGTTCTCGGTGTTCGGATCCTTGCGTACATAGATCAGCTGGTCATTGCGCAGCGGGATGCCAGAGACACCGCCGACGTTGCCGTAACCATGCGTCTGGATGTACCGCGCTTCGTTCTTGTCGCCACTCCAGCCCGCGTAAATCTGGATGCTCAGTGCGTCCACCGGCCACATCCACAACGGCCGGATCTTTTCGCCGCCCAGTTCCTGTTCAATCACGCCAGCGCCGCACAGTAGATAATCTTCGACGACCTGCTCGATCAGCGTGCGAAATGAATCGTCGTTGTTCGGTCGGCGAAAACACTCGGTCGCGACATCAATCTGCCGCTTGATCTCGCTGCTCACCGTTACGCCGTGCTTCGCGCGGATCTCCCACTCGAGCATGGCGATCGCACCCTTGACGCGGTTGATCGCCTTGCGCGCATAGGGCGTGCGGCTGAACATGCGCAGGTTCGACGGCGTCGGCTTGATCAGCGGCCGGTCTTTCTGGTACCGGACGCTCCCGAGGTTCATCAGGCGCGAATACGCCGTGGTGACCCGGTCGGGCAGATGCTTCGTGCGGCCGGCCCAGATCATCCGGGCGACGCGGTTTCCCGCCCACTCCGAGATGCGCTGCGTAAAGGTCGGCTTTTTCAAAAGGAATCTCTCTTTTTCGGGCTAGAACACCCAGCCTGGGCGCGCAATCGGCCACATTTCAGCGATGAAATAGCCCAGCGCATCAGGCGCGTGGTCCTTTCCAGAGGTTTTGTCAGGCTCGCCGTTTTTGTCGTAGACCTGTTGTTCGAGGCATTCGGTGACGATCGGGCATTTGTTGGTGTTGACCAGTAGCCCGCGGTGTCCAACACCGTTTAGCACCTGTGCATTGAGCGCATTGACACGGTCTTTCACTGCTGGATTGCGCGAATTCACCTTCACGGTCAGCCCGTGATCGCGCAGGATCTGCAGATCGGAGAGCGATGCGTTGACCGTCTTGTGCGCCTGTCCGCTTGCGTCTGGATAGACCGTCAGATAGTTCGTCGGATAGCGCTCGACGAGCATCCGCGCGAGAGCGGGTGTGTCGCGCACGCCGGTCAGCTCATCCAGCACCATCGGCTGGTCCATACGGTCGGCGCAGATCACCGCCGTGCAGTTGTAGACGTTGAAGTCCACACCGATATGCAGCGGTTCACCGCGCACGATCTCGGCATCGGTGTGATTCAGGCGCCGGTCGAAGTCTGGATATACAGCGCCGCTCGTCAGGTTGACGAACAGGCCTTCGAGATAGGCGTCCAGCAGGTTCGCTGGGTAGATCGCACGGAGCTGCTCAACGTACCCGTCGGGCAGGAACGGATTGCTCGACGTCGGCGCGCGATAGAGTTGGTAACCAGCTTTAGGTGATTTTTGCCACGCTTCATACACGAAGCGAAAGCCTTCCGGCGTGGTGGCGATCGCCAGCGTGTTCTTCTCGCCGTCCGGCTTTTTCTTCCGGCAGCGCGCCAGGCATTTGCGCCACGCGTTCGCGGCCTTCTTCTGTTCGAGCGTGTCAAACTCGTCTATGCCGCCGTCGGAAATCTCGAAGCCAACAATGCGGTCAGGATTGTCCAGTGTGCGAAAGATGCAGCTACCACCGGTCGCAACCTTCAGTTCCTTGTCCGACTTGTTCAACTTGTGCCGGATCTTCATCGCATCCAGCCGCTCTTCAAACTTCGGCCATGCGATCAGGCTGATCAGGTCATACGTCGGCGCGAAATAGCCCACGTTGAACTGTGGGTACGCCAGCTTCTTCATCATCAGCCGTGTGATCAGCGCGTCTGACTTACCGGCGCCAAATCCACCTACGAAGGCTGGAAACTGCGCGTCGGAAAATACGAAATCTTCCTGCGGCTCGGTCAGCGCGAGATCGACGTCGAGTTCAATCGCCATCTTTCTTCGCCCTGCGTACCGTGATGCGGATCGCTGCCGGTGCGTCGCCGTCTTCGTCCGACATCAGATCGCGGCGTGCCAGTTCCAGCTTCCTGATGAGGTCGATCTGGCGAATGATCAGGTCGGCGTAATCAGGCGCGGCCGCCTTGATCTCGCGCTTGTCGAATGGAAGCATCTCCTTTTCGACCTGATCGAAGGCTAGACCGGTCTTGCGCGTTACCTCGACGGCCCCATCGACCATATCCATCAGTTCAAGCGAACCAGACAGGCGAACAAAGCGATGCAGCTTGACCCGGGCCAGCCGGATCTCGTCATCTAGCGAACCGACCTGAGTCCGCTGATAAAGCTTTCGCTCTTCTGGCAGCAACGCATCGCTGTAGAAGCCGTGCTTCAGTGCATTCGTAGACGTGTTCGGTTTCTTCGGCCCGGTACTTGCACCGCCATGCAGTTTGCAGCGCTTTTTCCCTTCCATCGGGGCGCGTTTGCAAGGACTGCCACCCCTTGTCTTAGCCCCACATGTTTTCGCCATGTGTGGCCTCAATCATGGGGTTTGTTTCGGTTATCTAGGCGAATTTCACTTTCCCGCGTACGAGCAGGGGGAAGAATTCACTCAGCAAAGAATAAAAGCGCCGCCGAAGCAGCGAACTCGGTGAGGGCCGAGGAGGAGAATAGAGCCGCCCGGGTGTGCTCTGCGTAGCCGTCCTACGCGTGACGGCAAATCAATCCGGCAGCAGCCAATCACCCCAAGCCACCCAGGCACTCGCCGCGGCAAGGTGGAATTGCGCTATTGCAGCAGCGCAGGCGGCAAGGTATTCGGTGAGGGGGTTCATTTCGTGAGTGTTTCTTCGGACTTTGTGAACCCAGCCAGTTGATACGCGGGATCAGTCTTCATTGGCATCACAGACAGGTCGATCGCCTTATACCAGCCGTTCATTTTGATCGTGCAGGCACGCCGCCCAAGCGGTTTCGCCTCGACTTCTACCAGCCGCGCGCCCAACCCGTCAGCGATGTACTGCATGACTTCAAGGTAGTTGCGCTTCAATGCCTCTTCAGACCACGGAGCCGCAATCAGGTCCAGATCTCGCTCCAGCGAGCCATGCACGCCAATGGCGTAGCCGATCTCCTTCGCCAGATCGCGGATGCGCTCGATGGGCGGCATTGCCGGGTATTCCCACTCGGCAGCCGGGATGGTTGTCGCGGTGCCGCACTTCCAGCACGTCTCGCCTTGACGCTGCGAATTGCATTGTGGGCAGTGCATGGTCATCACAGCACCATCTTCCGCAATGCCGCCAACCTTGCGAGCATAGAAGCCTTCAGCGCCGGATCGAGCGCACGCATGC